TACAGACAAGAGCTACGTGGTATTTCTGATCTAGATGAATGGCCTAACTTATCAGATGATGATTGGCCTGTAGCACCGTAATGGAAAGGGCTGCTATTATAATTGCAATCTCTGCGCAGTTTGGTGGACTTGTATGGTATGTCAGTACGCTTGATAATAACGTTGACACAAATACTAGAGAGATTGCTCGTCATGAAATTAGTATTGGAAAATTAGAAGACACAGCGCAGTCACAAGCTTTGATGTCTGCTCGTATTGATGAGAACATAAAGGCTATCCGTGAAACGTTGGAGAAAATGGCGGCTGATTAATGGACCCAGTTTCTTGTGTTATGATGGCAACTGGTGCTTTCAAGGGACTGAAAGCTGCCATTGGTGCAGGTAAAGATTTTCAAGACATGACAAGTCAGCTTGCTAACTGGGGCAAGGCTTTCTCTGACTTTACTAACATCGAAGAAAGAGAAAAAAATCCTCCGTTCTGGAAAAAAACATTTAAAGGTTCTGATGAAGAGACAGCTATAGAAATTTTTGCACATAAAAAGAAAATGGAACAAATGAGAAGTGAGATAAAAGATCATATCTCATTCACATACGGACCAAGCGCATGGAAGGAAGTCTTGCAGATAGAGGCACAGATGCGTAGAAAAAGAAAGCAAGAGTTGTATAGAAAGCAGGAGCAAATGGATGCGGCTATTAACTTTGCTATTGGTGCTTTTATTTTTGCTATTAGCGGTGGCATCTTGTTTTGTTTATTTTATTTTCTTGGCAAATATCAGGGTAGATGGTGATGTGGTTTTTAATCTGGATGCAATTCCTGAATGGAACTTTTACTTACTATCAAGTTGGGACTTATGGTTCAGAGGAGATCTGTGAACTAGAGAAAGCAAAGGCTGCTGTTTTAATTACGAACACTAATTCTGCTGTTCATTGTCTATATACTAACAAGTAAGGTTTTACATGGCACATACTATAGTAGATGATTGGAAGATAATCCCACGGCTAATGATGCTAGCTGTTACAGTTTTAACTTATCAAGCTGTTCATTGGTATATGTCTTTACCTTCCCCAAGCTTAGAGCAATCTGGATTAGTGTCAGTATGTATGGGCGCATTGACAGGATGCTTTGGTATTTGGATGGGTAAAGAATCAACAGGAGGAAGTAGAAATGTTACAAGCACTGATCGGACCGATTACTGAACTAGCAGGAGGTTGGCTCAAAGGTAAGGCTGCTTCCCAAGCTGCTTCTGCTAATCTAAAACTTGTAGAGGCTGAAGCCAAAGCAACCATCATGAAGTCTGCCGCTACAAGCGAGGCTGAGTGGGAGAAGCTTATGGCTCAAGGAACTATGAACTCGTGGAAAGATGAGTATCTCGTTGTACTTTTTTCTATCCCGCTTATTTTAGTCTTCACTGGTGAGTGGGGGCGTACAGTCGTTGGAGAGGGGTTTGTAGCACTCGAACAGATGCCAGAGTGGTATCAGTATACATTAGGTGTTATAGTAGCTAGTAGCTTTGCTGTGCGCTCTGCCACAAAGTTCTTTAAAAGGAAATGAAATGGGTTTTGAATTATCAAAGAGAAGTAATAACAGACTAAATACTGTTGATCCTCGTATGCAGTATGTTGTGAGGGAAGCGATTAAGGTAACTAAGATTGACTTCGGAGTGATTTGCGGCAAGCGAACTGAAGGAGAGCAACGTAAGTTAGTCGAGTCTGGTGCAAGCCAAACTATGAAAAGCAAACACCTTGACGGAATAGCCGTAGACCTCATGGCTTACGTAGGGTCAAGAGCCAGTTGGGAACTTAATCTATATGATGATATAGCTGACGCAATGGCACAGGCTGCTCGTAAGTTTGACATCGGTGTATGTTGGGGGGCTGCTTGGGCAACATATGAAAGCCCTTACCCAATGGACATTCGTGAATGGTCAGGTGAGCAGCGTGTTCATTATCCAAACGGTGAAGAGGAAACTATTGTATATCCTCCTACTATGGAGGGCGCTATGAACTCATATATTGACCTTCGTAGAGAACAAGGACGCAGACCATTCATTGATGGACCTCACTTCGAACTAATCATTTAGGTATTATTTGGATCTGTACTCATTGAGTCTGTGCCACGTTGGATAATATCTGTATTCATTTTGTTGCATATGTCTAACAGATCCATGTAAGCTTTTAGAAAGTGTTCCATTTCTTTGTTGCCGATCATCCATCTATCGTGTGGCAATCCTCTGTGCGCTCTTTCAATAATTTTATTTGCAGTATTAAAATACTCAGGTAGTTCCATTTCTTTCTTCCCAATGAAAAACTCTATGACAATTTGGACAGAGCGGAATACATTTCGCTGCTTCTTTGTAAGCTCTTGAATACTGTCCTTGGTTTACGAATGTACTTACTTCACTTTCTTTTGTCGAGCCATCTCTGTGATGAAAGTCAATTAAAGCAGGATGCTGTATGCCACAGGTATTGCAACTAAGAGATGCTTTGAAAGCCAACCAAGCATTGTGTCTTTTTCTTTTATTTTTCTTGTTCGATGCAATAACTTTTTCTCTGTTGCGTCGATACCATTTACGTCCGTACTCTCGCTGATACTCTTTTCTTTTTATCGGATCTTTAATCGGCATCTGCTGGCCTTGGTGTTGGCTTGATTAGTTGCTTCGACATAACTGGTGTTGGCTTGCAAGTCATCATTATATTTTTACCGTATGTATTTAACAACTCAAAATATAAACCATCTAATAGTTCTCTGTTCATAACAGAGTAACACTGTTGTTCGCTTCGGAAGAGAACGCTAGTTGATAACCTCTCCCCTTCTACTGAGTAACTGATAACAAGGAAGGTCCAGAATAAATTTATCATTGCATTTCCCAAGGTGCTGCTGAAAGCGTAACTGTTTTCTTTCTGTATACTGTATCACACTTCGTCATTTCTTCTCCATATTTTTTCTTGAATGATACTCCGTGGTAATGTGCAAAGCGTCTGAGTTTATTTTTATCCATACCAATTTTTTTTGCAGCTTGAGAAATTGTATGATCTTTACTGAACTTTAGTATTAGTTCTCTTACTTCACGCTCATGGCGTACTTTCATTTGTGCATATGTTTCCATTATCTTTCCTTTTACATTGAGGGGCTAATTGAGGGGCCACCAAATTAAAATAATATAACGTATTGTTTTTATTACATTAAGTAACCTTTTGTGGCGGACGATCTATCATCCACTCTAACGTCTATTAAGATTTAAAAAGACCTCCCCGATTAAAGGGAGGCCAGTTGTGTCAACTAGTAGGGAACGGAGAAGAAAACCTACTAAGCGTGACCGCTATTAGAATGGGATTTTATCTTCACCAATTGAAGACTTACCTTCTGTGTACTGACCCTTGTCTAGTTTATCTGAAACAGAGAAAGACATGTAAGGTTTTTCATCCTTCATTTTTTTCCAAGCTGCAAGTCTTTTATCATCAAAGAGTGGACCAGTATAATCTGGAGCTCCTTCTTTCATACCTTCATTCTGAAATAATACACCAACCTTCTGGTATATTTCAATGATTTGCTTGCCGTCTTTTGTTTCATCCATAACACAGGTAACTTTCATGTCAGTGCCTCCACTATTAATCTTACCCTGCAAGATAAGTCTTTGTGTCGTGAATGGTGTGAAGGCTGCGCCTGTATCTGTGTTGTCGTATTCTGTCATGCTTCTGACTCCTTTGTTAAGTTAAGTGGGTGGTTCTTGAGGAAACTGCCACCCATCAGTCTGGCTCAAAGAGGGAAAGAGTGTCGTATACTATCACATGCGTGTAGCAATCTACCTCTTCGGGTTAGGAAGAAGCCCCTCTCGTCCTCAAGAATTAGAAATCTATGTGCTTTATATTCCCAACGGTTTGCGGCTTACTTGGGGAGCCGCTCACCTTTCGGGAAGCATCATTGCCATCATCATCTTCAGTAGGAAGATTGAGAATGGATAGTATTCCGTAGCGTCTAGCGTATGTAATAGCACTACCTAGTCCTTGCATGTCCTGCTTGCTCAAGACAACAGGGACTTTTGTTTGCAGCGTAAAGCCAGTATCATGAAACAATTCAGTAGATACATACGCACCAAACTCATCCTTGCCACAGATGTGACTAAGGAAGAAGCCATTGTTTTGTAGTGGCTCAGTAACCGCTTCAATAACATCCTCGAGTGTAGCGTACTGACTCTTGAAGTGAGGATTGCTACCTTTCTTTTTGATAGGCTGTATTTCATTGCGTACTTTGATTAGTAATTTTATGTGATCTTTCATTGATTTCTCCTTGTAATTCTAAGTGATCCACGTTTGTCTCGTTTCACCGAGATCTGGTCGTTGAATACTTCTCGTTCGTTATCACCGACCATTTGCTTAAGGTCTTTCTTTGCGTTTTCAAAGACCCTATTCTTTTCGAAGTAGTTGACGTATGTAACTGCGGCATAGCAGAACTGGTTG